TGGAGGTGGCACCGGGCTCATGAGTTTGGGCCCACATAAAAATTCCAGCCGGAAATTTTGCATACTTCTGGAATGTGACTAGTAACTCAAAGTCTAGTAGGGTCATGTCTAGTCTGGAAAAATTTCTGTCCTGTAAAAAATCCCTATCCAGAAACTTTCAGAATGGAGGTCCACTTGTTATAGTTATACTGTAATTAACAAATACTAATAACATGAATCAATTCTTAAGTGATCATACAAACCAAGCCGAGGCCCTCGCCTCCATCGCGGATTCCCTAGCCGCGATCAGTACCGGTATAGTAACCATTGCCGGGTGTGTCCTAATCCTAACTCTGGTCCACTTGGCCACTAAGATGATCTCAAACGACTAACATGAAACTACTATTCTGTAACTCTTGCAACGATACCTTCCGGTTATTCGTAGACTCTCCCAAAACTTGCCAGTGCGGCGCGACCCAGGGACAGTACGAGGAAGACGGACTACACGCATGGTACTCTGGTCCTGCCACCCCTCTTGGTTTCGCTAACGGGTCTTTCATTACGGCTCTCGGTAACCAGCCAGTGGAGGGACCCGGACGGACCTTCACGGCCTTTGTTATTGAAAAGGATTGTCCTACGTTTACTAAGAGGGACTGAAACTATTAGGTAATGGATGTATATAATAATAAATCTAACTACGGCAATGTATTTAAATGGAATGGTGAATATGAAGACTAAAAAGCTAACCGAAAAGGCTATATGGTTTTTGATGAACACGGTATGTGTTGGCTTAGGTGCTACACTGGTCTGGGGGATAATCCTGGCAATCGGAAACGTCTCCGAGGCTGACTGGGTACAATGGCTTCTACCGTAACTAGTGGGACTATGTGCTGCAATGTGCGACCGCCACTAGAAAAATGTGCTGAACTTCGGAATACTTAGAATAAACTCAACTCTTTTTTACAAACCTTTTAATTTTACAAACCATGTCAAGAAACTTGAATGACTGGATGGCTAAAGACCCCGTTAAGGGTAACCGTTATAAGCTTTGGAAACTCTTCCCTGGCTCCGTGTTTACTATCTCTACTCCGCTTGGACCCATACCGCTTAAGGTGATGGAACAAAAGGGTACTCTTACAAAGTGCGATAAGGGAGATGGAACGACATTCCTTGATTCTTCGGTGGAAGTAGTCTATATAGCTACCGAGGAAACGGTCACGGAATAAACTCACACATACTTTCGAGTTCTGCACCTCTACATAGGTCATAGGTGCTATCAATCTGGGGATGTAGCTCAGTTGGTTAGAGCAGGACTCTTATACAGTCAAGGTCATGGGTTCAAGTCCCGTCATCCCTACAACTCGTGTGAGAGTAATTAATGTTACTGTTATGTTACATTAAACCATGGGGATCTCAGAAGTTTTTTCAATAGATAAAGAAAAAGCCTATGAGATCCCTTTTATTTTGTTTACTATCATTACTATACTTTACCTCATCAGCGCAATCCAGCGATACCTCAGAAAGTTGGGGTGTAGAGATGGCCGCTAACATATCATACTACAATTCCCTATCAGTAAGTATAGAGAAATCATTTAATTACGGTAAGTGGGTTTTTGGTCCTAGGGTAGAGTTACTTAATATCTTTGGATCCGAAACATACCAGGGTGATGATTCAACTTATGCTATGACCAGTCAAGTAAGAATAAGACTTGCCCAAGTAGAGTATAAGATTAACCCATCTGTTAGAATTGGCATTGCTCCTTTTTGGTTGCTAGGGCCACTACCGCGAAACAGTTTCTACAAAACACCAACATCGGTGTATGCACATATACAACTTAGAGAAAATCTATCATTGGAAACTTCATTTACTTCTTCACAAAAAGAAGCAGTACAAATCTCTGTTAGAAAAATGCTTTAAACCAAAAAAGGTTCTTCCATATAATAATAAACAAAGTTATGGCAAAACTACTAAAGAAAAAATACCGCAGAGAAAAAGATGAGTTAGTTAAGGCTCTTTTTAAGGATGGGCGAAGAACTGTTGTTCTATGTATTGAAGTTTTAGAAACATCTAAGTTAAAAGGGTACCTCATCTATGAGTGCACATACCTAGATAACGGTAAGGAAAAGGTTATCAACATTATTGCACAAGACATTACTGATGCTATGTCAAAGTTGGATGGGATGGTAGATTCAGGCATTCCTCAACAAACTGCTAACCTTATCTTAGGTAGTGAGTCATTTGTACAAAACAGATTAACCGATGAATAAAATGACACAAGAAGATTTGAATGGCCCACGGGTATTAGTTGACTTTTGGGCATCATGGTGCGGACCATGTAAAATGATGAAACCTAGAATGGAAAAATTTGCAGAAGAACAATCCGAAGTAGAGGTAGTCTTTGTAAATGTAGACCAAGAAACTGAATTGGCTCAAAAGTATGGAATCAGATCTATTCCTACTACGGTCTATATGGAAAATGGCGAGGTTAAAGGTAAGAAGATTGGTAACCTTAGTGATGCACAAATTAAAGAATTAGCTCAAGTATGAACCTCATCCAAATAGCCATGCTATATTCCCTAGTTGGAATAGCCTGTGCCTTTTCTTTTGAGAACATTTATTCACGAATGGAAATGGAACCTCCTTCAGTAGGAGAAAGGGTTATGTGGATTTTCCTATGGCCTTTCTTTGTATTAGTTTTCATTTGGGGAATGTTTTTTAAAGATGACGACTAAAACTCTTTCAGAAAACTATTCTACCTGTTATAATTATACTGTAACAAACAAATTAAAAAATGGATAAAGTATTCGCCCCCCTTGGAACTGCATTTCTACTCCTAGTAGGTGTAGCCATATTGGCCCTCATCGCGGCGTGGCCTGTTCAATTACTGTGGAACTCATGTTTAGTGCCTGCAGTAAATCCTATCAATGAAATCACCTTTTGGCAGGCTTTAGGTATTAACCTTTTGGCAAGCCTAATGTTTAACTCAGGTGTACGATCCAAAAGCAGTGAATAATAATGAATGCCGCTGTGGTGAAATTGGTAGACACGAGGGACTTAAAATCCCTTTCGCCGAACGGTGAGTGCCGGTTCGAATCCGGCCAGCGGTACCAATCTTTTAAACAACTATTATGACAGAAACACAATTTAAATCTGGAGAGAAGGTAATGTACCTTAAGAAAATGGCAATTGTTCCACATCCTGAAGGTAAGACTGACCGCAACGGAGAAGTACTTCCTGTATTCAGGGATACTTGGAAAGAAGGAGTTATCCTTTCGTACAGTAGCCATAACAACAAATACTGGGTTCGTCCTGCCAACTGGGAAAGTTATAAAGATGCAATCTGCGGAGAACGTTATTATGACTTCCAAGCCGATGCTGAAGATATTAAGCCTATCTAATAATGACTATTAAGGTTAAAGAAACTCACGAATACGAAATGCCAATGAATATTGAAGTTTTAGAATCAAAAGAAGTTTGGTGGGCGACCACTATAGAGTATGATATTCGTACTGATGATGGCGAAGAGCTAACCTTCCGAGTAGCTGAAACGCCTAAAGGGACAGACTTCTATGTTCTTACCGACGACGGTTGGGAAAGTCTTGAAGATGATAATCCGATCCATGACGCCTTCTATGAAGAATGGTGTGAAGGTACACTGGATTAAATAACTTGGAAAGGGTAGTGAAGCTGTTAGGTTGGTACCATTGAAAAAGGGTTCATAGTAAAGCCAACAAACCAGGAACCCCGAAAGACCCGAAGCCCTTTCCTCTATCATGGACCAGTAGCTCAGTTGGATAGAGCATCTGCCTTCTAAGCAGACGGTCACAGGTTCGAATCCTGTCTGGTTCACACTAAAAAAATCGTAGTACCGCAAGGGAACAAGGTGAAAGGTACACTCACCGCAGGTTAAGCGATATCCTGCATATGCGGAAGTAGCTCAGTTGGTAGAGCGATAGCCTTCCAAGCTATAGGTCGCGGGTTCGAACCCCGTCTTCCGCTCCAAGTAAATATATAAATCAAATTAATTAAAGATATGATAAACATTTATGGAACTGGCGAATGGGCCAAGAAAATTACCTCACTTCTTAATGTGGGAGAATATGGTCAATATGATTCTACTAATTATGACCAAGCACAAGCAGACTTACCTTGGGTGATTGCATTAGAAGAAGGGAATGACCGTCTTACTGTTGCTAATGGAATATTGGATGGATCTACCTTTTATGAGCTTTTTGATGGATGTAAAAACCTCAACGACGTAACAGTTGGTGAAGGCTTAGTTGTTGGTTGCTGTTCTTTAGTTAGACCGGGTACTGTTATTGGTGACCAGGTTTACATTGGTGCTAATTCAGTAATTGATATTAATTGTACCATTGAGGATGGTGTAACCATTGGAGATAATGTAACCGTGTATGAGGGTGTTACTATTCCTGCTAATACTGAGGTACCTTCTGGTTCGGTTGTGAAAAATTCCTAATCCTTCGAGGTTCTATTCTCTTAGGTTAAGACCGGTTTATCCGGTCTTTTTTAGTCTGTAAACAATACTAAGAAATTGCATATAATAATAAATGGTGCTGTTCACATCATAAAAATAAAACAAAAGAAATATGGAAACACTTTATTTTACTTTAGGTATACTTACGGTCCTGGTCATCATCGGGGTTGTGGGTGTTGTTAAGGTTTGGAACAAAGTTTCGGCTTTAAGCTTAATTGAGAGAGATCTCACAGATCACATCAACGAGATAGCGGATGATGTAAATGATGAACTAGGAAAAATGCACGATGAATTGCATAACAGAATGGATCAATTAGAACGCGACTTCCAAGGAGAAGCCAGTGAAATTGTAAGTATGATGGATTCACGATTTGATAAATTTGAAAACAAAGTCAATATAAGACTAGAGAAGGTTGACGCCACTATAGGAAATCTCTTAGTCAAATTCAATAAATAACAAACCGTGAACAGTACCTTGTCCCTTGGTGTAATTGGCAACACGTCTGATTTTGGTTCAGAAGAGTGTAGGTTCGAGCCCTGCAGGGACAACATACGGGATGTGGCCTAGTCCGGTTACGGCGCCTGGTTTGGGACCAGGAGATCGCAGGTTCGAATCCTGCCATCCCGACAAATATATAAAGTATGATAATAATTAAAAGAAACGAAAAAGACTCTATTGACAAAATGCTTAAACAGTATAAGCGTAAGACCAAGAGAATTAAACAGGTACAGTCGATTAGAGATAGGAAGGAATACGAAAAGCCTTCATCTGTTAAAAGAAAACAAAAGCTTAAGGCTATTTACAAACAGAAGCTTAGATCCGAACAAGAAAAAAATTCATAAAAAGTTTTCAGATCCCAATTATTTGTATTATATTTAAACTATAAACAAATTCTATTATGGATAAAGACATTGTAATTTTTGACCTTGACGGAACTCTTGCCGATATTGATACTCGGAGAAGTTTTTCTACTAAGGACAATGGAAAAATGGATTGGGATAAATTCTTTGATCCCGCTAACATCAGTATGGACCAGCCTAATGTACCTGTTATTGCAACTGCACAGGCTCTCCATGACAAAGGCTTTCAAATCGTAATCTTTTCTGGTAGGAGTAAAGCTACCAAAGATGCCACTAAAGATTGGCTTAATCAATTTAAAGTACCGTTTAGTATTCTTAAGATGAGACCTACTGGTGGTAACTTCAAATTTATGGCCGATGACAAGCTAAAGAAGATGTGGTTGGATGATCTGTTTCCTGGAGATAAAAAAGACAGGATCCTTTGTGTATTTGATGATAGGCAAAAGGTCGTGGATATGTGGAGGGATAACGGTATAGATTGTTTTCAAGTTGCACCTGGTGATTTTTAATTATGGCAAAGCTTACCAAACAACAGTTGAGACTACTTAAGGTTTATAAAAACCAATACGTAGGTCATGGGTTAAGAGAAGGTCAATCATATATGAATGCCTTATATGATATTAGCCCAACCGTACATGATAGCATTTTGGCAACAGATGCCGATTGCTTTTATAATGACAATAAAATAACAAAGTTTTTTAAAGAACTTACAAATGATGAACAAGAAACTGTATAGAAGAAAAGGGTACATTGGTGGTGTATGTGCGGGGTTAGGTGAATGGAGTGGATTGCCTTCTATCTTATGGAGGATTCTTTTCCTATTTACCGCCGGATCATTCTGGGCATATTTATTAATCTGGATATTTACTGAAGAAAAAGAATAAGTTATGTTTTTTAAATACAATAAAGACAAGCTTCTATTTGATGAGGTTTGTTTAAAGACATGGACACTTTACCTAGCAGCTATTTTAATTGCAATCGGATCTCTTGGCTACTTTATAGGTAAGTCAAAAGCAAAAGAAGTTGTAGTTGAACAATTGCGAGAGGGTGAGGTTGAAATTATTATTGCGGAAGTGGATAGCTTTAGCGTTGAATCTTTTACACAGATGTTAAAAGATCTTAATGTACAATACCCACACATAGTTATGGCGCAGTCAATTGTTGAAACCGGTCGCTGGAAAAGTCATATCTTTTTAGAGAACCATAATCTCTTTGGTATGAAACAAGCAAGACGTAGGATCACTACTGCCGAAGGCACCTCAAGAAATCACGCATACTATAATCATTGGAGGGAATCCGTGTATGACTATGCATTTTACCAATGTAGGTATTTAAGTAAGATTAATTCTGAGGAAGAGTATTTTGAATATCTAGGAGCGAGTTATGCAGAAGCCCCTAACTATGTAAGTGTGCTGAAGTCCACAATTGAAAAAGAGAACCTTAAGGCTCTCTTTAATTAAACTGAAAAGGAACCTTGCGGTTCCTTTTTTTATTTCTCTAATTCAGCTCTTAAGTAATGCTTAGCCTTGACTAAGTATTCTTTGGCTAGGATAACTTTTGATTGCCACCAATGAGGTAAATCTACTTCACCTTGCATTTCTAATTGCTTCATCATTTCACCTAGTTCTTTGGCGTATCTTTCAATTACACTAAGGTCATTGGCTAACATACCAGGTTCATTATCAACATGACCTACATCAGTGTCTTCTGTTACGTTTGAAGTTTTCCAGTGTTCACTATCATTAGCACCACGAGTTGGGTGTACATCATTAAAGCCTTGGTATTCAGGAGTACCAAATGCATTGGTTTCTGTACCTGCCATTTCATCCCAGTAATTCTTAAAGTCTTTTACTGTTCCTTTATAGTGGCGGATTTTACTTAAATCGTCTCTTTCTTGATTATCCATTATTTGCCGTATTTGTTTTTAAGATCATGTATTGCAGTTTGAACCTTAAGTCTTTCAAGGTCCATTTTATCTAGCTTAACCCTAAGACTATACAGTTCAATTGCAAAGTTATCCCCGCGATCTTGAGCTGCACGATATCTTTGAATGTTTTCCTTTTCTCTTTTCTTAAGCCTTGCCGCAGCTTCACTAGGATTAAATTCATAGTCTTCTGCTTCGGTTAAGTATTCGTTAAATTTAGGTATGCTCATCCTTTTTGTTTTAGTTTTGTTTTAATTCTATTATAGATGGTGTTTGCATTTTTTGAAAATGATCTAAAAAAGTTTTGACCGTTTAGATCATTCATAACTTCAGTAGCTTGTATGGCTTGTATACTTCTAACTTCATTAGTTCCACCGGCTGACCATGCTACTATTTGCCCACCATCTCTTAACGCAAATTCCATTTCCTTAAGCGGTAATGTAGTACTTGTGTTTTGATAATCAAGAAAATCCCAAAGAATAATATCATATGCACCAGGTTCACCTGCATAATTGAAAGTATAGGGATCTGTGACTTGAACCGTATAAGGACTCAGATCCTGTGTTGCAAGATCTATCACCTCTTGGTACTTCTCCATGATTGTTAGAGTACACTCATTAGCTGCAATTGTATCTACCGGGTTACCAATACCGTAACCAATTAACAAAACACTTAAACCGGGTGATAGCGAGTTATAGAAATCTTGATACTTATTTAGAACTAAATCCGAGTTTGTATTAATTAAGGTGTTGGCGGTATCTTCATATAAAATTTCATACCTCCCACCCTCAGAAGATTCAGAAAAGTAGTATGCCCAGTTTTCGTTGATTAATGGGTCTCCGTTTGTATATGATATTCTTCTAAATGCCATACTTTAAATTACACTTTATAATTTTTAAGAAGTTCTTTTAGTTCTACAATATCTGCTGGGTTTAATTGTACATAGCTTCTCCCTACATTTATTTGCATACATTTTCTGCCTAAGCCAAAATCTTCAATATCTTTAGGGCCAGCAAAAGTAGTTACTAAAACATTTTCGTTACCTCTAACTCCACCTTGATTCCAAGAACCAATATCAGTACCTTCATTAATAGTACCTTCATTAGTTGCACTATAGTTTTCACATGCTTCATCAATCTTATCGTTAATGTGTTTCTTTGCTTCTTTAATGTAAGCTTCTGCTGTATGATCTGGGTTATCATTTGTTTCATACATATTTGCCTGTTCAGCTACATGGCTACAGCATTGATCCACAGGACCTACGATGGCATCCATGTTATATCCGGTCTCTACATTGTTTACACCGCCTAAAGAAAACGATGCAGCATTATCTCCACCAAATCCTACCGGTACAAAATCTTCAAATAATGGTACTTTTTTCATATGATAGTTATTTTGATTATATATTCATGAAACTAAGTCATGAAATAACATATAAAAATAAACAACTTATTATGTCAGATTTTTTTAGAACCTCAATGGGTCGAAAATACTATGAATCGGATATTCCTAAACTCGTGTCTGTTTTGGAAAAGATTAGTGCTCAGATGGAAAAGGCTAACCTATTAGAAGAAAAGAAGTTTAAGCTTGATGAAAAGCTTAAAACATTACAAATGAAAAAGCTCAATGAAGAAAGACAGTCCGATAAGTAAGGAGGAATTTCTTAAAGCTTTAGATGAAGGTAAAAAATGCTACCTAAAGAAACCTAGATCTTGGCAAAGGGTGTGGTATTGGTGGGAGATAGATAAAAAGGATCCTGATGAAAGATGGTTTATGAACATCTATAGGTCAAAGAAAAAAGGAGATAACGATTTTAGTAACTCAAGTTGGATAACTGCCAAAGACTTAGATATGTGGTTAAGTCATGCGGAACGTGACGGCTACAAATATTACACTAATGAATAACTTAATACTTGCATTTATTCTTTTCTTTATTGGACAATGTCTAATTTGGTTTCAATCTAATGGTCAATTTGTGTGGCCTTGGTTTAAAGAAAACCCATGGACTATCTCAATCATATTTGGGACTTTGGCTAGTTACATTTTTATTAAAGCAACAGCAGCTGTAGTTACTCATTTTGGTGGGGTGCTTTGGCCAGGTAGGTTTATTGGGTTCTCAAGTGGAATAGTTGTCTTTGCTTTATGCACTTACATTTTTCTAGGTGAAGGTATTAACTTAAAAACAATAGTGTCTCTACTTTTAGCGGTGGCTTTAGTCTGTGTACAGATATTTTGGAAATGAAAGATCCTTACCAAATACTAGGAATTAGCAGAGATGCATCAGATGCAGATATTAAAAAAGCATATAGGCAATTAGCAAAAGAGCATCACCCTGATAGAGGCGGTGACGAGTCTAAGTTTAAAGATATAGCTGAGGCGTATGACGTATTAACTGATCCTAAGAAAAAGGCAAGATTTAATTCAAACCCTTTTAGCAGTTTTGATGATGCGTTCTTTGATGAGTTTGTTAGAAATGCAAACGGCGGTGGATTTTCTGATATGTTTAATCAAAGGTATGGCTTTAATGGTAAAGGAGGTAATGTAAATGCTCAGGTCTATATTACATTGGAAGAAGCTTATTTAGGTACTAGGAGAGAAATAAGACTAGGAACAAAAACAGTAAGTGTTAATATTAATCGTGGGGTTAAACCAGGCCAAAAGATGAGGCTTAAGGGATTAGGACAAAGAGGAATGACAGAAGAGCAGAACGGGGATCTTATCCTAACTGTTCTTATCCAAGATGATCCAAATTTCTACTTAGATCAAAAAGGGCTACATACAATAAAGCGTGTAAATCTTTATGATGCTTTACTAGGAACGAAAGACGAGATTAAAGTATTTGACAAAACCATAAGCTATACTATACCTAAGTGTGTAAGGAATGGAACAATGCTAAGAATTAAAGGAAAAGGTTTTCCTAGTTATCATAATCCTAACATATATGGTGACTTCTTTGTTAATGTTTTAGTTGATATACCACAAAGTTTAACAGAAGAACAGGAGGAGTTAGTTAAAAGAATGAAAGATATACAAGATGGCGTTTAATGATGATGAATTTCTAAAAGCCCTATTGGCTCAACTTGAACATGGAGACTGGGACCATTATATGATCTTATGTTATAATGTAATTACTATGTTTCCTGATCAAGTATTACACTATGATGAAAAAACTGCCAAGCATAAGATCCATAGCTTAGATAGAATCTTAAAACATTTTGAAGAAAAGGAAGACTATGAAAGATGCGCTAAGATAAAAGAGATACAAGACCAACTAAAAAATTGTTAATAACTTTTTGAAAAAAGTCCTAGAAAAATTTTCAATTCCCAATTATTTGTATTATATTTATAATATACAAATTTAAACGGAATATGACTGAATACACAAATCTCAATTATCTGCAATCCTTCCTAGAAGAAATGCAATCATCTTCTTCAGGGAATCATAAAATTGCAACCCTCAAAAAATATGCTGACAACTCTGAGGAGAATGAGGATAGGGAATTTCTCCAAAAGGTTTTCTTCTATACCTACAATCCTTACTATAAGTACAATGTTACTCCAAAGAACTGTAGAAAGAATTCAGATCTTCTAGGACATCGCTTTACTTACGGTAGCATCTTCACATTATTAGACGATCTTAGAAACCGGGTCTGTACTGGTCACTCTGCAATTGCTAATGTAAACCGCTTCATTCAAGAATGGCCAGAATGGGAGACCGTTATTTATTCAATTCTTAACCGGGATCTGAATATGGGCTGTGGCACTACCTCTATCAATAAGGCAATCCACCCAGAACTTATTCCTACCTTTAAGGTGGCTTTGGCAAATGCCTACAACCCAAACAGAGTGGATTTTCAAAGTGGAGAATGGTACGGTTCTAGAAAATTGGATGGTGTCCGTTGTATCTGCCGTAAGGAAATGAACACAGTTACATTCTTCTCAAGGAACGGAAAAGAATTTGAAACTCTAGGTAAACTTGCCGATGAAATTTCTAAGATAGGTGGAGACTTTATCCTAGATGGAGAAATCTGTATGGTTGATAAAGATGGTAATGAAGACTTCCAAGGAATTATGAAACAGATCCGAAAGAAGAATCATCAAATTGAAAATCCTAAGTTCTTTGTATTTGATTACTTAACCTTAGATGAATTTGATGATAAGGTTGGTACCACACCTCTTACTGAAAGACTCCGCAACGGATATGACCGCCTACCAGAAAATATTAACTCTGATATGTTGGAATTCTTACCGCAGGTTCAATTGACTACCGAAGAACAGTTTACCGAAATGGTCAAAGAAGCCGAAGAGGCTGGGTTTGAAGGTATCATGGTTCGTAAGGATATCGGTTATGAAGGTAAGAGAAGCCACAACCTACTGAAAGTTAAGAAATTCCATGATGCTGAATACACGGTATTGGAATGTGCTAACGGCACAATGAGATGGACTGAAAATGGTCAACAGATTGAAAAGGAAGGTCTGAGTAATATCATTATTGAACATAAAGGTTACCGGGTATCAGTAGGATCTGGGTTCTCAAAGGAACAACGAGAATACTATCTTACTCGCCATGATGAACTTATCGGTAAGACTGTAACTGTTCAATACTTTGAGGAATCTCAAAATCAGATGGGAGGCTACTCACTCCGCTTCCCGGTAGTGAAACACATATACGAGAATGGTAGAGACTGTTAACTGGTCTATACCATATCTCACCTCTGGTGGGAGAACACTTACGCACTAATAAATATATTGTATGAAACTATATGAAGGATATATGAACAATAAAGACATCACTATATTTGATGTTGATGATACTCTTGTTGTAACTAAGAGCAAGATTAAAGTTCATAATCCTAAAACTGGTTTTTCTACAGAGCTTACACCACAAGAATTCAATACATTTCAGCAGAGACCTAATGATAAGATGGATTTTTCTGATTTTCAAAATCCTAATATACTTAAAGGTGGCATGATTATTGAATGGGTGTTCAATATTTTAAAAAGGACAATAGCAAAAGGTAAGCCAGTAGGTATTATTACAGCAAGAGATAGTGCTGACCTTATCTATGATTTCTTATCTCATCATGGAATTAAGATTAACCCAGATTACATATTTGCTATTAATGATCCTAAGCTAGGCTTTACTGGATCTACTGCTCAAAAGAAAAAAGAAGCCTTTATGAAATTTGTCCAAATGGGCTTTAGGAACTTTAAGTTCTTTGATGATGATAAGGAAAATGTCAATATTGCAAAAAAATTGGCAAGAGAGAATAAAGACATTAAAATGGACGCCACTCTAATCAAGCAGAAATGGATACCAAAATTCAGCGACTTCAAATAAAGATAGAAGCATTTACCGATATTCTTAAAAGTATAAGAAACTTATCTAATTCATCCACTACAAAGGTTGGGTGTATGGCTTTAAGAAAAGACTTTAGTAAAATTGCTAGCTTTGGCTATAATGGATCTTATAGCGGAGCTGGCATTAATGATGTAACAGGAACAGAAGAAGAGTCCCTCACACCTGGTGAAAGTGGGTTTATCCATGCTGAGGTAAATATGATTGCTAAGTTTAAGGAATATGATCCTGAAAACTATATCATTCTGCTTACCCTCTCACCGTGTAAGATGTGTACAAAGATACTAGTGAATGCCGGCTTTAAACATGTATATTGGATTGATGATTACCGAGACATGGATCATTTAGTAATTTTCGATAGATGCGACATCACACACGGAAATATTTCTAAACTTATAAACGACTACCATTCTATAAAGGGCTGAATATATACAAAAAATAGTATGTCCTCTTGGTCGTTGAAGCATTAACTTTTAAATTAACCCTAGACTTTTTTGTTTACTTAAAGAAGAATAGGATCAATATGTCAAAGACTAGACTAGGCTTTTATGATGAGGCTAGTCAAAAAACAGAATACACTGACTTTAATAGTGTGGAGGAATTGGATGCTTTCTACCAAGAGCATTATATCCCTTTTGATAACTGTTTTGTTGGTGATATAGTTTCAATTGAGTTATTTTTAGCTGCTAGTGATTTATATGACTTTGTTACAGAGTACAGAGCCTCTGATTTAACAGGTGACTTTAGACTTACTACAGGTTCAGACTTTGATTTACAGAGAAATACACAAAGAGCAGTTTTAACTAAGAGACAAAAATCTTTCATTGATAAAGCAGTACAGGACTATAGGAAGTACTATAATGAAATTTATAGGATATATAAAACTGGGATTTATTCACCGTGTTATGCCGAGCCTGGTTGGTCGGAAGGTACATGGTATCTCAACCAATTAAGGTTAGCGTTAACTTCTAATAATAATGTAGCAGAATTTCCTTATGATGATGCTAACATTATTAATGAACCGCCAGAATAAATAAAAAAAGACTAAAGTAAATGGCATTCAATTTAAAAGAATATATCATCTATAGAACAGAAGTTAAAAGAGAACTTTTTAACGGTGAAGTAGATAATAATTTTAAAGCAGTAGCAAACCCGTGGGTTGACGATAGAACCTATGAAGAGGGTCATATTGTATATCACCCGGTGGAGGTCATTGAACCTACTGGCGGTACGAGTGTATCATCGGAGGCTTTAGTTTGGTGGAGAGCCAATAAGAGAACTACGAGAGGTGTATTTGATCAAAATGAATGGGATATCATTGGAGGTATTGGATCTGGTGATATTACAGTAGGTGCTAGTCCAGGGTTTGGAAAAGTTGTACTTAACTATACCGGTGCAACTGGGACTTTCCAAACAACTGATGATGGTACTCTTTTTTCAACTACACCTAATGATACGTTCAGATTGATCGCTGGGCCTGGTATGAGTTTGCAGTATGATACCTCAACAAATTCTATAAAGTTAGTAAATACTGGTGCAAGCGGTGAAGTTAATCAAGGTACTAATATTGGAGTAGGAGGTAATAATCTTTTTGCTGGGATGTCCGGCACTACACTAACCTTTAGAGGGTTAACTGCTACTAATACAACAGGGACTCCACTAACCGCTAATGTAGATGGGGTTAATAATAATGTAGTTTATAACTTTGATGAAGGTGAAGTAGACTTAGCTAATCTTAACAGCGGATCTCCTACTATAAGTATGCTTTCTAATGTTAATGCACCGAGTCCGTCAAATTCAGATATTTTACAATGGAATGGAAGTAATTGGGTAAACGTATCGCCTGCTGCTGCCGGCTTAACTGGTGATACTGGTGCTACTGGGCCACAAGGACCTACTGGTGCGACTGGGCCAGTTGGTGCTACTGGGCTTGGCGCTACTGGTGTTCAAGGACCACAAGGTCCACAAGGTCCACAAGGACCACAAGGTGAAACCGGAGCAACTGGTCCACAAGGTCCACAAGGACCACAAGGTGAAATTGGAGCAACTGGTCCACAAGGTGAAACTGGAGCCACAGGTGCTGGTGATACTGGAGCAACTGGTCCACAGGGACCACAAGGTCCACAAGGTGATACTGGAGCAACTGGTGCAGATGGTACTTTTGGTGGAGCTTCATTTAGTTATCAATTTAATACAGAAACTTCAGTAACTGATCCAGGTTTTGGGTATGTTGGTTTAAATGATGCTGCTGACCAAAACGATTCAACGATAATGATGATTAATGACTTCGGTGAAACAGGGATTGATATATCATCATTCCTACAGACAATAGATGCGTCAACATCAATACCAAAGGGTCATGTTAGGCTTAGTTCGGCAGCTGATCCAACTGAATTTATACTTTTTCAAATAAGTGATCTTACTGATAATACTGGTTGGTGGGACATTGATGTTGTTCCAACTGCATCAACAGATCCTAATCCATTTACTTTGGATGAAGAGTTAATCGTTTCCTTTGTTGTGACTGGTGATAAAGGAGAAACTGGAGCTACTGGTGCCACTGGTTTAACTGGTGCCACTGGTTTAACTGGTGGAATTGGGGCAACTGGTCCACAAGGGCCACAAGGACCAGAAGGACCACAAGGACCGCTAGGAGAAATTGGTGCCACTGGTCCACAAGGACCACAAGGTGAAATTGGTGCCACTGGTCCACAAGGTCCACAAGGACCACAAGGTGAAACTGGTGCCACTGGTCCACAAGGTCCACAAGGACCACAAGGAGAAACTGGAGCAACAGGGATTGGTGCAATTGGTGCTACTGGCGCAGATGGGAGCGTTGGTGCTACTGGAGTCCAAGGACCTACTGGTGCTACTGGGCCTGCTGGGGCCGTTGCCGGATCTGTAGCATACGGTGAATTAACTCAAGTCGGTGGAGTTCCTACTTTAGCATTAAGCACTACATACCAAGGTTGGTTAGGTACAGCAGGTGAATTAAATCAGATGACTAGCGTTGCATCTGGTGGAGGTCAACAAGGTAATACATTAGTTATTGATGCTGCCGAAGCTGGCGTATACCAAATAAGTGCTGTGTATAATTTAGATATTGCACAAGCAGGTCTTATTTCAGCAGCGGTATTTGTAAATGGTATAATAGATTCAGCTACTGAAACTAGCAGAAGTTATTCCAATAATTCAAACGGATCATTTAGTATTACTGATTTAGTTGATCTTAGTGGAGGTGATGTTATAGATCTTAGATTTAAAATAGATTCTGGTACTAGTACGTTAACGCCTATTAATATTGGTTTTAATTTAACAAAGCTAGTAGGTAATGGTGATATTGGTGCTACAGGTGTTCAAGGACCGGTTGGGGCTACTGGTGCAGGTGCTACTGGTCCACAAGGACCACAAGGTCCACAAGGTGATACTGGAGCAACTGGTCCACAAGGTCCACAAGGACCACAAGGTGCTACTGGTCCACAAGGACCACAAGGTCCACAAGGACCACAAGGTGATACTGGAGCAACTGGTCCACAAGGTCCACAAGGACCACAAGGTGGAATTGGAGCAACTGGTCCACAAGGACCACAAGA